ACCGCATTTAACGCAAAATTTAGAATCGTTGATAACAACAGCGATAGAGAAAACGCACCAGAAAGAAACCTCATTATTGATATATCAGTTGATGAGGCTATGAAGATGGCAAACTGGTTACAGAGCATGGTCGATAATGCTCATGTTGAAGATACTACAATCAGGATCTATAAAAGCAAATCAGAATATGATGAGGTGGCTGGATTTTCGATCTGGGGCGGCCTTTGGGGTAACTCAGGCAAAATTGCCCCTTTATATCCTAAAGGAGCTTCTGAGCAGACTGTAAACGTCAGAGCAAACCAACCAGAACTTACAGATGAGGTTCCCTTTTAAATTATGCACTTAGTAACTTTTCCTCATGATCCATATATAGGTCAGATTTTCTATCATCCAGACTCAGAAAGAACTTTTGAATTTGTTGAAAAAGTAGAAGGTCAAAATGAATACTGTACTTGGCTTGATATTACGGAAAAAGACTTAGTGCCATGAGGCATGATCGCTAGTTTACCTCTAGTTAGTATTGCTGCTCCTTTGTAATCTTGAGGAAGATGACTCTAGTAACCTGTACAACATTTTTACAAAGATGTTATGAGTTCCCTTCGAGGATATGAAAGAGAGTCTAGCCGTGTTCCATCGGTTTCATAGCTTTTATATAAGCAATGTGGATCAGTAAGCCCTCTTACTTCTTATTGAATATAACAAACCTAATGCGATCCCAAAGGGTCGCTTTTTTATTGGATTTTTTTCTTAATTTAAATATTTGTTCTTGTTGTTGGCATATTATCTCCAAAGCATTAGCTATGAAGTTAGCTTGATTAGCGTTAGTTTTTAGCAGATGAATTGTATATGGTTTTAGCTGTTCTATATCAGTTAATTCTTTTATGGCAGTAATAGACTTGTTGACCTCAAACTCTTGTTCAAGGCTTACCCCAGCAGTCAAAACTTTCATAATGTTTTTCATTTCACTGGGAATAGTTTTTCTTCAATCATTTTTACAATCGCATCGTCAACGTCATTATCTGATTTTGCAGCCAAATCTTTCAAAAGTGAAACAGCAGCTTTACGCAAAGATTCAGATTTCCCAAACTTGATAAATAAACCGATTAAAAATTTAGACATAGATTTTTATTTTCTTATCCAAACATACCACTTATTATTGAATTTTGCCTTCTATCCTACTGACCGCCTGTGATAGCTTATTAAGTCGATTGTATATATCAATAATAGTTTTTTCTCTTCGGTTGCTCATATTAGATAGCACCATGACAAAAGCTGTAGCTGCCGCCCCCAATAACATAGCTTGTACCTCAGTCATTGCTTTAAGTTATAATTATCATTAGTATGACTAATAAATCTCTGTTATGACAGAAAAAGTAAAAATTCTAGAACAAAAAACAGAAGCAATAGAAGATGAAAAACCTGATTATCAGGAGAAAATTACTTTCTTAATTTCTACTGTTGCTCAAGGATTTATTCTTGCATGGTGTTTAGTCGTCTTGTCTCTTGGATATATAAAGCTACCCAACAAACTATTTGGAATTGATATACCAGACCAGCCTCGTGTAGATTCTACCTTTGCTGCTGGACTCTTAGGAAATATTTTAGCTGGAATGGGAGTATCAGTTAATGCGGCACAGGGAGCAAAGAAGAAAAAGAAAGAAACAGAAAATGGTGCTAATGGTAACTCCAATGGTGGAGAGCAAACTATAATAATAAGACAGCCTCTTGAGATCGTCACAACAAAACCTGACGTAATCAAAGTTGATCCTAAAAAAAATTAAAGCCATGAAAAAGCTTCTTCCTTTCATTCTTTTCCTTTTTCCATCTAGTGCCATTGCAGAAATAACGGCAAAATATGTAACCTCTGCACAGATTTCTATTGACTCACCTTATGTAATTACCAATGCAGCCCCTAGTTCGTACAGCATAAGCGGAAACAATATTACAACCTCTACAGGAACAGGAGATAGTGTAGTTACAAATGCAATAGGTGGACTAAATCTTGGCTCATTAAGTTCAGGAGTTCCAGCTTTAGTGCAGACAAATAAGACAGTTACAAATGCTGGTTCAGCGTTTTCTCTATCGGAGTCATATCAGGCTGGCGATTCTACACAATCAGCAATCACTCCATCAAGCGGCATAGCAACATTACCAGTATTAGGTGGTCAGACAACAGTTATTAGCGGAGGCACAAAAGGAGATTTAGCACTTACTTCGTTATCCTCTGGAATTACGACTTGTGTTGCTGGGGGATCTGGTACAAGTTGCATCGCATCTACTACAGTTAGTATAGAAATTGACTAGATTTTGGCTATTATTAATATTACTATTACCTCTGAAAACCCTTGCTACACCTGTGGTTCCGCAGTTCCGTAGCGGTTCCAGTACTCAGAGTTCAACTTCGCAATCAGTAATTAATGAGCAGATTTCCTCTTATTCCTATAATACAGGATTTTCACTGTCAGCCAGTGGTCATAACATTGAGTCAGCCGATCTCAATGGATATATCAACCCTAATGTTGTTGCAGAAACAACCCAAACACTTCAAGGGGTCAACTTTAGTTGGACTTCCCCTAATTTAGAGGCAATCCCACAATGGAAAATAAAAAATGCTGGGGAAAGCTTCTCTCTAATTATGTCACTGCAAGGAAGTGGGATCGACACAATAACCCATATAAATCGAACCATAACAACTACAACCACAACAGAAACTACAAGTGTCTTTGGGCAATAATTTTATTACTTTGTCCTGTAAAAGTTTTTGCTAATACAACAGTCGCTTCGCCCCAATCGAATGCTCAAGGGGTAGTCAATAACAATGCCACAATGATAACCCCATCAGCATTGCCCCAGAATCGCTACAGTCAAGGAATCGTTTGCACCTCGCCCAGTTTGACCATAACTCCGTATTTAACAGATGCGTGGTCATTTAACCGACCTACAGAGCAGTTTACCTATCAAGATATATATGACGAGGACACAGGAGCAGTTAAGTACACCACCAAAACCCCTAGATTCGAGAAAGATAATTACAACTTAAATTATGGAATATCTATGCAATTTAATATTCCTCTTGGTAAAGGTGGAGAGTTATGTCAAAAAGCTGCAAAGGTAAATATTGAAGCTCAAGAGTTATTAATATCTAAAACTAAAATGGAAATGGAGTTATATCGTTTGAAGATATGCGGAGAGCAAGCAAGATTAGGAATTGTATTTGTAGATAAGTACCAAGTAAATTGTGATGGGATAAAGCTTATTTCAATGCCAAATCAAGTATTACCTCATACTCATAAAATTAAGCAGTAGACAAGTACAGGAACTTGCCTACCTAGACACCCTATTTGTCGCCATAATAAATAAGGTTTTTTTATTCTACTTTATTTTTTTTCTTTGTAAGCTTTTTTACGACCTGTTTTACTAAAGGTTTGACTGCGTTAAGAAGTAGTGGACTACTGGCAGCGACCAAGCCGATAACAGCAGTAGATACAAGAGTAGAAACTTCTGGAATGTACTGATCTTTAAACGTGACGTTTTCATAGATAGTTATACACCTAGTCCCATCTTCGCTTCTTTTATGATCTATTACACGTTCTAATTTTTTTTCGTTACGAAAATCTCCTACTCGCTGTTCTTTAGATGATGGACATTCTAAAAACTTGACTTCTTCTTTTTCTTTAGGTTGCTCTACTTCTGGTGTTTTAGTTTCTGGCATTGCTGGCTGTTCACTATTTATAGGCAAATCCTCCGTAATTATTAACTGATCTGGAGTGTAATCAATAGGGTAAAAGCTAGGAAATAAAGATTCTCCACAGGTCAGGAAGACTCCATTAGGATCATCAAGCAAAAGCTGTGTATTACCAGTATTTTTTATATCTCTATGCTGATAGGTACAACCAGCTACATCTATTTCTAAGTTTGTTGTTATTGGTAGAACAGGATTAGGGTTATATATCTCAGGAATATAAACCTCTGGAATATTTACTTCTCTAATACCTATCTCAGGTATTTCCATCTATATCTTTGGCTGTTTAAATTCTGGAATAGTTGGCCCTGTCATTTCTGGTAAACCTTTGTCTAAAACTTTAGGTAAAAGCCCCTGTACATTTGAAAGTACCTCGTTCATTAATTTTGACTTAAATTGTTCTGATGTTACATATTTATAACCAAAGTACCCTCCACCGATGACAGATGACACCAAAACAAAGGAGACTATACTAAGGATATTAGCTATTTTTTGAAACATGATTCAACAAGCAATAATTAGGGCAATTAGTCATGGACTTATTATATCAATGTTGATAATAATTCCCACCCTTGGGCCTTTATACCTTATAGGTGGGATATTAACTAGACAAATGGAAAAGGTTAATTAATTACCAAGGTACACCAACGGTAACAGTAGGGGATTTTGATTCTGTTATCTGTGCAGCAATACCTGTTTCAATAGCTGTAACTTCATCAGTACCTATTGCAGCTTTAGCCCATGCAACAGCATTTTCTTTAGTGACAGAAGCATAAGCAGTAAAAGAACCACTATCAGCAGCAGCAAGAGCTATAGCACCATAAGCAGAACCAGTATGATCGACACCACTAACAGTTTCTGAATCACTAGCAGTCCAGTGAACAGTTGTTATAACATCAGATAAACTTCCGACAGTTTTTGTTGCATCTAAAGCAGCAATATCCCAAGTAACAGCCATGATAATAAATGTTTAGTTTTATTTTACTTTGATTCTACAGGTTGTACAACATCACTAAGTTTTTCTAATTGTTTTAATGCACCTTGATCTTCCATTATTGGTTGCATTAGTTGATTTTTTTCTGCTGTTTTTTGTTGTATTTCTCTATCAAGCATTTGTGCTTTTGCAATATTTAAATCAAGACGAGTTTTTGTTTCGTCAAATAGTTCTTGTGGTGTAGCCATAAAATTAATTTCAGTTATCCAATTATACTAAGCAGCTTCAAGGGTTTCAACTTTTGTGATTAACTCTTGTACAGCAGCTACAAGTAAAGGTACAATTTTACTTTGATCTATTCCCTGATAAACAGGGTTATTATCAGAATCAACCTCATCTTTTGTTCCTGTTATAGCTTCTGGTACTGCTGTAACTTCATGTGCAAAAAATCCATCAACTGTGTTATCAGGATCAATTTTAAAGTTAAATCTATATGGTTTAAGTGTTTTTAATCTTGTTATTCCGTCAGAGATAGCAGTTGCATTTTCTTTTAATCTGTAATCGGAACTTGTATTATAAGCAACTCCAGTGCCACCACTATTTTGCTGAATAGTACCAATATCAGAACCATCATGTCTAAACATCATAAAACTGTAATTTGCACCAGTGTTATCATGACCTATTCTTATAAAACTATTGCCCGTAGTTGCCTCTCCAATATGATGCCCTGTAGAAGTAATAGTAGTTTGACCTCCTGTAAAAATTTCACCAGCCGAAGTTATACGCATACGTTCTATATTTGAACCACCATTAGCACCTGTATAAAAACTTAATCCTCTTGCATTATTACCGTTTGTACCGTTTTCTTTAAATGCTCTAAGTTCACAAGCACCAGTTTGATTTCCTGTACTTCCAGTATTTAAACCAAATTCTATTGAAGTATTTGTATCGGCTGCGTATGAAGTTGTATCATTATTTTTTAAAGCTATTATTGAACCAGAAGATCCTTGTATATTTAATCTTTTAGGAAATGAAGTTGTGGTCAACCCTAATAACATATTTCCAGACGAATCTATACGCATGCGTTCTGAGCCACCGTTATAAAAATTAATGGTTTTACCAGTTTCTTGATTATTGATAACCATATTTTCGTTACCATCTAATCCAACTAAAATTCCATCAGCAGAAGTTTCACCTGTATCATCATTTGTAAAATGAATTAAAGCATTATTATTATTTGGTGAATGTAAAGATAGTTCTCTTGTGGGAACTTGGTTTATACCTACGTTTCCAGACGAATCTATACGCATACGTTCTGCTGATGTAGCTGAACCGGATCTAGTTCTAAATGCAAGATCACCAAGAAAAGCACCAGTTTTTATACAATTAAATGACCATTGTGCAAATTGTGTATCTCCAGTTGAGAATAATAAACTGCTTTCAGAATTTCCTGTGCCTGTATTTTGTAAATGCAAAGCGTAAAGGTTAGCATTAGCTCCAGAAGCTAAAGCCGCTCCTGTAGTAAAGCTACTACTATTATTATTTGTAAATACTGTAGTTAGAGGAACATCTGGACTATTTGTACCTATACCAATGCGATTATTGCCAGCATCAACGTAAAATAAATTTGCTTCTGTATCTCCTTCGATTCTAAAATCTACATCTGCTCCATCTTCATTAAATACTGTTGCAGCCCCTAGTTCCATCCTTTCAACACCGCCAGTTGCCACATTAAAAGTATCAGCCGCAGAACTGAAAATACCTGTGTTTAAATCATCTCTAAAAGCTAGTGCTGGTGTGCTTGCAGAGCCATCTTCAAGAGTTAACGTACCGTCTAATTGAAATAATTCTATCCAGCCGTCATTTGCAGAATTTCTCAGCTTCATTACTGCCGCATTTGAATCAGCCCACCATTGATAAGCATATTTGACCGAGGGTTCTGAATTACCGCTACTATTTCCAGCTAAGGCTTGTAAAGCATCTTGTATGTCAGTTCTTACGGCAAGTCCTGTTCCATTATCTATAACAAAGTCATTTTGATTAGTCATTGCATCACTTTTTTATATAATTATAGGATAGCTTATTAACATAATTTAAACACCTTTACCAAATCCAACAGCAGTATATTTAAAACTTATATCTTTAAAAGCATTACTTGAATCTCTTGTTTCAATTACAAACTGTGTTCCTGTTACAGATGTAATTTTAAAATAATCCCCAGAAACAGCACCTTCAAGAGTGATTCCTATTGTTGGCAAAAATGCAGTAGTTGAAGAATTTATTGCACTGGTTCCTGTGTAAAATGAATTTCCAAATGTGACTGTCTTGGCTGCACTGTTAGTGGCACAAGCACTTGCTATAGCAGTATTTACAGTTTCTGTTCTTCTTTTCATGCTTGCGGTATAACCTAATTCATCAATTTCTATATTTTCATCAGGGTCATTAGAAAACAGTTCTGCCCTAAATCTAAATCCTCTGGCATTATATTCACCATTAGCAAAAATATTAAAAGGACTGAAAGCACTTGATATGTTGCAGTTACCGCTTGTCGTTACATTATTGCCAGAATTATCTTTGACCTTTATAAATTCAACAGTACCAGATGTAACTGAATTGTTAGATGAAGTCGTTATTTTTACAGTATTGGCTGACAATAAAGCTCCTACCACATAATCACCGGAGGTCAAAGTACCAGATAATACTCTTAAATTGACTGTGTCATTTACAACTAAACCTCCATGATTACCTTCTGTAAAAAATTGTATTTCTCCTGTAGAAGCATCTACAACTTCATATTCGGCCAAAACACGCACAGCTTCTGCAACAAAAACATTGTCATTAGTTATAGATGAAACTTTTAAAAAACCATCAGAGGCAGTTCCACTTGTAAAATCAGATAAAATTTGATCATTTACAACAGCACCATGAGATGACCTTGTGATTGTAATTAAATCTTGTGATTGACTGTAAGTACTTGCTAGTGATGAAGTAGGTACACCCTGACAAGTCGATACTTGTAGCTTTGCCCCAACATCTTCGGCCAGTGTACCATCCCAGTCTGGCATATCATTTACTAATGAAACTCTTGAATCCCATAAGTCAGAAACAACAATAGCTGCTGTTTTAAAATGTCTAATTAGAGATAAATTAAAAACTGCTCCTAAATCTAAGTCATCAACAAAAGTATAAAAACCTTGTGAAACTATTCCACTCCCTAGAAAATCAAAATTAGCTAAAGCATCAACATCAGCTACATTATCAAAAAACGCATTGCCATCTAAAACTAAGCCATTAAATTCTTCACTAAATACTGTCCTTATTTTTGTGCCATTAAAAACTGGACTTGTTTGATCTTCTCTTTTTGTTGTTATTATTTGATTTGGTTGCGGATCTGGTTTAGTTACAATAATTTTTGCTTCATTTGCTGATCTACGGCCACCGTCATCAATGAATTTAATTGAATATGTTCCACTTAAAGCTGGAACCAGTGTTTCACTGATATTTCCAGCAAGTTTTTCAATTATTTCTGTTGAGTTTGCAAAATTTGCAGTTGTTGATGTATCACTGGTATGCCTGACAGATACTGTGCCACCATGAGTTACGTCAACTGAGGTAGAGGGGTTGAAACGTAATCTTATAAAGTTATCTGAAACAGGTTCAGATGTTAAACCTGTAGGATCTTCTGGTAGTTCCGTTTTACCAATAGCTTGAAAAGAATCAATACTAGAAGTTGTGGAACTTAAAATACCTAAAGCATTATATGATTTTATTTTAAAAGTATAGGTTCCTAATCTTGATTCAAATAATTCAAAACTTGGCCTTGAAACTCTTTGTCTTTCTGGGTTATCGTTTTCATACTGAAACTCAACAAGATATTCTTTTACACCTAAAACAGGTTCCCAAGATACAAAGATTTTAGAAACTGCCCTATTATTTAAAACAACAATTTGCTCAATTGCTGAAGCGTTACTTGGTGATGGTTTTTCATCTAATAAAGTTGTTATTGGTCTAGGATTTGCGGCAACTGTTGTATCTTCAACTTGATCATATTTATTTGTATCGTGAATAATTGCTGAGATATTATATTCACAGTGATTTGTTTCTTCAATACCTAAAACTCTATATGTTTGAAATTCAACAGTAGAATTTTCTATTGCATAAATTGAATTAGCATTTGGGGTTGTAGAGAAAGCAGAAGAAACAGTAATTGTTGTTCCAGAAATTGATGAAATACTACGGCTTTCAGTTAAACCATCAGGCATAATTACAGATAAAGTTGCAGAATTTTCGGCTGTTAGATCAGTATTGTTGGCATCATCAACAACAATAGTCGTTGTATTGGTAACAGATTTTATACGACCACCTCTTCTTATGCCAGCCCTTAAACTGTCAGCAATCCCAATAATCATTGAAGGTCTTACGATAACACCGGCTTCAAGAGTTGTCTTAAAAGAACAAAGTTCTGACTCCTTTAAATTTGTATATAAAAACCATCTTGCAAGACGATTTGCTTGACCTCTTGAAGTACAGGCAAAAGATTTAAGAGTTTTTCTTATTTTTCCAAATTTTGTTGTATAACCTGACAATGCAGTGATTTCATCCGCACTAACATATTCAAAATTTAAACTCTGTGTATCATTATCAAAATATGAAACTTCAACCTCTGTAAATTTTGTTTTTTGACCTACCCCTGTATATGTAAACCCCTGCTCGCTAACATTGGCATTTGTAAATATGTATTGAGCATCAGATGTATTTGTTGTGGTATCAGTAGGTCTATCTTGAGAAATTGTAAGTGAACCTACACTATAAAAAGGCATTGCTCTCATCACAGAACATAAATCATTAATAAGCGTAAATGCATCTTGTTTTCTTTGAATAATGATATTGCAGCTAAATCTTGGCTCAGTTGTTTCTGTTATTGGATCTGTTATAAGTTCGCTGTTGTATGCACTAGCAGAATAAAAACTAAAGACATCTAATGTATTTTCATCAATAACACCATCTGTACCACCAAAGCCTTTATCTGTAGTTAATAAGTCATACAAAATCCAAGCTGGATCAGAACACCACTCTTTGTCTGTTTTAAATGTTCCGTTAAATGTGTAGTCTGCTGGATATATTACTCTTCCATTATCACTGTCAATAGTTGTATCATGTGGCACTTTAATCTTAGTTCCCTTAACTCTATACATTCGCCTCGGATAACTTTGAAATTCCTGTGCATTAAACCTTAAAGCAACATAAGCAAAACCTTGATAGGCACTTGAATCTGTAATTATTTCTGTAAGAGATAAAAAATTAGTAGCGTTTTGTAATCTTGATTCTGTACTGTCAGCAGTGTTTCTAATTACAGTTACAGATATCGGAAAACTCATTGTTCTTTCAAATTTTATTTCAAAATCTTTAACAAAAGGACTTGTTGCTTTTCCATTAATTGCGTTTTCAACTACAGGATTTGATACTGTTCCGTCATTTTCTGTGATTCTTATTGAAATTTTTACCTCAGTTCCAACAATATCCCCATCTGTTTTAAATTCTTGTAGTGCTGGAAATTGAATACTTACTCTAATTTTATCAACTGATGTATTTGTTATTGATCTTGTAACAGAAGCAGAATTTGTCACTGCTGCTGAAACTGGCACTGTATTTTCTACAGCATTAATTTCTTGAATTGCTGTTTGATTTGATGCCCCATTTTTAACAAAAACTTGTACATCTTGAAAATTATTATCACCATTTGCATTTTTTAAAGGTGTACCATCAAGAAAAATATTTTTTTGAAAAGTATTTGTTCCAGACCCACCAACGTCAAAAATAGAATCGATTTCTCCGTAACCTAAAAGATCAACAACTGTTGCAAATTGCTTACTCCTCAGTCCGCCTTCTATCAGGTCAGGGTCAACTACCTTTCTATCTGTTCCAAATAATTGATCATCAACTAATCTAGGCATTAGGTAATACTTTTTACTACTTGGGTTGAATCAGTACCCGAACTTATTATAATTGAACCACTAAAAACAAGTCCATAAATTATAGGTACAGGAACACCAGAATTTGATACATTTTGAACACCAGAAAAATTATAAGATCCTCTGATACTTGGGTCAGTATCTCCAACGGCTGAAATATTATTTGTTGGCAGATCAGGTGTTAATAAATCAGTTGCAAGAGTTAAAGCTGCTGTTGTTAAAAGCAAACTAGCACCACCAGTTACAAAAGCTGTTACAAGAGGAATTGCATTATTTACAACAAAATTAAAAGCATCTTCAACAAAATTAAAAACGAAATCTGACCCAACAGCTACAGGAATAATTTGAATTTCACCTTGTCCTGTGGAAGAAACAAACTCTTGACTTATATCTCGACCTCCCATCTTTACCTGATAAAGCTGATTATTCATGTGTTTTTCAAGTCCAACAAAGTTTGCTTTTAAAAAACTATATGCCTGTTGAGGTGAATTTACAGCAGCTTCAAATGTTGATTTGCCTAAAAATTTTCTAAGGTTTCCATATACTTTTATTTTCCTAAGCTGCATATCTATAAACTCCTTGTAATGCTTTTTGATAACTTAGACTTAGTGGTTGCCTACAGCTTAAAGCTTTGAAGTTGTGATTTAATATCATACTATCACCAATATAAACAGCAACATGACTAGTTTTACCTTTTGCACCTTTAAAAAGTAATACGTCACCTACTTTAAATTTATTATTATCTTGTTGTTTTACAAAATTAAGCTTTGGTAAAGCATATTCAAATTCTGGATTTTCTGAAAACTCTTTTAAAGTTTTTGGTCTTTGCCAGTATGGAATATCAATATTTTTATTTTTTTTAAACCAATCTGTCACAATAGACCAGCAATCATATTTTCCCCAAATAAATTTTCTGCCAATAAGTGAAGGGGCTTTCCAGCTTGTAGGCTCAATACATATCCAGTGATCTTGGTTAATACTATAAATATAATATGGAAAGCCTATGTGTTCACAAGATGCTTTATCGGCATCAGAAGCTATTGCTGCTCCTACAGGATGACTATGAATTACACCAATAACTTCTCCTGTATCTTCACACTCTACCCAATCATCAGGGTCAAGCATAAAAAATTCATGTTTGCCTTCAGCTAAATTTTTACAAGGCCAGAATGTTTCATTGCCGTCTATTATTGCAAGCAACCCACACGCTTCATTTGGTGTTTGTTCTTGTGCGTATTTTTTAAAAGATTCTTTCCAAGTCATATCTAAAAATTAACAAAAGTTCCGACCCCTGCAAAGTCATCTCTTGTAACAAGTTTTTTTGGTGCACCAACACCACTTAAATCAAAACTACTTACCATTTCAAATTCAACAACATTTCTATTTTCTGTTGTTTTTTTATCTATAAAATAAACCTCTCTCGGTAATTCTGCTGTAGGATCTACTGAACCAACTTTATATGGATTAACATTTGATGGGAAATTTTCTTCATCAAGAAATCTTGCAAGGGTTCTTCTTCTTGTGACCTTTGCACTCTGTAAATCACAAAAAGCTGTAGTTTGATTTGCTAACAAAATAATAGAAGTAACAGAACCTAATAAATTAGAAAAAGTTAAAGTAGGTCTTGGCAGTAAACCTTTTCCAGAATATTTAAACCCATCTGCCCTGCAAGGCATCCTAGTGTAAGTGTTTGACTGCCATACAAGATCAGTACTATCTTTCATATTATTACCAGCATGAAAAAGATATACAGTTGGATTTGCTATTGTTGCATTTACATTGAAAGACACAGCACCGCTTGTGGACTGTGAAGTTGTACCTGTAACTGTAAATGTATTTGTAGCAACTGTTTGTATGGTGTAGATCCCATCAATCCCATTTCCAGAAGTAAAATCAAGGGTCAAAATCAAACCAGCAGAAAAACCATGACTATTCAATGTAATTGTAATTATTGTTCCAGCACCACCACTACCATCTGACTGTGAATAAGTAGCTGTTTTTGCAGATTTTGTATAATGAATATCAGGTTTCAGTTCAACAGAAAACAACTCAATAATTGATTTGTTGGTTAGTTCTTGTAATTGAGAAGTAGGATTTGACATTTATGGTTCAAATACCTCTCTAAAAGTAGTATTTATTATTGCTCTATTGTTATAAGGTATTGTTTTTGTCCAAGAATCACAGACATATTTACCAGTCCCAGAAAGCGTAAAATCAACATTGGTTGCACTTGTTACTAATGCACTATCAGCAGAAGTTGAGGTAAGTGTAAAAGTATTTGAATCAGCAGAAGAGGCAACAACATAAGATCCATCAGTAGGACCAGAACTAAAATCAACTGTTAATACATCACCGATTGCCACACCATGATTTGCAAAAGTTACAGTAATAATCGTTCCAGCACCTCCAGAACCATTTGATTGAACAAAGGTTCCTGTCTTTGCACTGAACCCTTCGGCCGGTGGGGTAAATGTAAAACTTGCCTGATCTGCAACCCTACTTCTTAAAAAAGCTTCAATGACATCTGATTCAGTCTCAGACACGTTAAAAGTAAGATCATATACTTTTGGGTCTTGAGATAAAGGAAGGCCGTACAAAGCTCTGAACTCATAGCCATCACCTAACTGAGTTGTCCTTATCTTTGGTGAGCTTGTTTTTCTCATCCCATAAGTGGGAGTGATCGAAGGAAAAGTTGCCATTATCTATTTAATAAACCTCCAGCCCTTTGTTCTTTAACAAGTGTTTGTTGAACTATACCACCTATTAATTGACCTAGTGCATCAGCCCCAGAACCATTACCAGCAACTGAGCTACCTTTTGCGTCTACGTTAACAGTCACGACATTTGTGACCCCTCCACCCATTGCATTGTTTGGTATTACATTGCCACCTTTAGAACCCATCTGCAAAATCTCAGGGCCACGCTCACCAACTAAATATGCACCACCAGCAGATACAGGGCCACCGCTTGCTCTTTTACCAAGAATACTGTTTAAAAATCCACCGACTTTTCCTCCTATCCCAGCAACAGCCCTTTGTATAGCTACCTCAATAAGTTTTCTTTTTAGATTATCTAAAACACTTATAGCTGCTTGTGCAAGTGTTTTTGTTCCCATCACAGCATCTGTAAGATTAGAGACAATACCTTCTTCTACACTTTTTCCTATCTCCATATATTTTTGTTTAAGTTCTTCTGCTTTTTCTTTTAATTTTTTATCTTTATCAATACCCTTTTGTTTTAGTTTGTTTGCTTTGTCTAATTCTGCATTTTCTTGAACGACAATTTTTAACCTTTCTCTAATAGGTGACATTTGTCCTTGCAATAAAGCAAGCCTTCTTTCTGCTGCTGCAATTGTCCTTTTATCATTTGAACTGTTGATTATTGCTAATTCTTTTGCCATTTTTATTCCAAGATCAGATTCTAAAGCTCTCAACTGTGCTACCTCACCTTTTTGTATTGCTTCAGTAACTTTATTTTGTTCTTGTCTTTGTTTTATTAATTGTGTTACTACTGCTCCTATTCCTGTCGCAATAGCCACAAATGGTAAAGCATTAAGAGCTAATGTCAATGCACCTGATGAGAAAGCTAATGCCTTTGTAGCAAGCGAAGCAGTGGCAGAGGCTTTTGCAAATGCTATTGCACCAGCTTTTGTTGCCACAAATTTAGCAATCAAGATTGTCTTTGCAGCTACTAATAATGTTGCAGCAGTTGTAAAACCTTTAACAGCTAATGCAACACCAGCGAAAATTGCTGCGGTTTTTGCTATTGGCGAATCTATAAATTCAACAGCAGCCAAAGTTAATTCTGTTAAACCTTTAATTGCTGGCAAGACTACTGGATTTAATTTTTCACCAAAAGCTCTTGCTAAATCTTCTGTTGCATTTGATAGGTTTTTAAATACTTGAGTTGGATCTGCTGCTACTAAAGCTTTAAGTGATGATGCACCATCTGTTTCAATTTTGCGTAATGCTCTCAAAACGACATCACTTGTTAATTTACCTTGAGCAGCAAATTCTTTAAGTTGTCCAACATTTACATCTAATTCTTCTGCTATAGGTGCAAGTAATGTTGGTATTTGTTCAGATATACTTCTAAATTCATCACCAGCTAATCTTCCAGAACCTAATGCCTGTGCTAATTGTCTAAATGCGTTTGATGCTTCTATTGTTGATGCACCAGCTAGTTTTGCAGCCGTATTAAATCCAAAAAAAGTACTTTTTATATCTTCAACACCAACTCCTAAAGGCTGTAATCTTGCTGTTATATCTGTAATTCCTTCAAGTGCTTCAGTTGCACTAAGACCAAAAGCTCTTTGTGCATTAGCAGCTATTTCTTGAGATCTCGCAAAAGTGCCAGATGCTTTTGTAAGTAAGCCTAAACGAACATTTAATTTATCAAAATTAGCAGAGGTTTTAACAGCTTGTCTCGCTAATAAAGTTATACCAATACCACCTATTGCAGTTCTTAATCCACCAAAAGACTTCTGTAAAGTATTAGTTTTATTTTGTACTCCCTGTAATGCTCTAGTAGCTCCACTGGCATCAACTGTAAGTTTTACATTTGCCTGTGCCACAAATAAAAAAAGCCTTTATTATATATTACCTTGAATTGTGCTTTTGTCGTTGTGCTGCTCTTTTTTCTTCTTCAAATTTGTTTTCATAATATGCAGCCCAATATATTAACTCTTCCTGTGTAATTAGTTTTCTTAATTCTTGTAATGTTTTTCCTAATTCTGTTGCGAGAAAAAATTCAAAATTTATCCAATTATCTCGCTTTAGTCGTTTTTTGCTGTATCTACATCAAGTTTAATATCAAATAAAAATAGTTCTATTTCATTTAAAACATTTTCTGGTAATTCTCTTTGTAAGTTTGGGGCATCTGCAATATTAAACGCTTTTGTCCCATCTTCTAACTCTGCCATTTGACATAGAAGTTGAGTAGATACAGTAAGAGCTTCATCTGTACCAGCAACGCTCTGTGCCTTTTGTCTATCAAATCTTGTTAATGGTTTAAAATATAAATCAACAACCTTTTCGCCTCTAGCATTTTTAAATTCATACTTTCTCCTAGCAGACATTTGATCTCCGTAGGATTCAGTAATGAGATCAATAGTTCTTTTGTTTGGCATAAATTAAGTGCGAAGTATTTTTAATTTACTATATATCTGAAGTTATTGCACCTGTTGTCTGGAATGTAATGTTGATAAGCTGTATCTCACCAAGAGTTGCTCCATATTCGGCATTTGTAATAATCCCAGAAAAACCAAATTTTTTGGAACTAGCTGAACTATCTGGGAACAATTCAAACAATGCGTCACCAGCATCACCTGTTGTAAGTATATCTTCAACAAATGCAAGATAATCTGAGTTTCCAGCATTATCATAAATAAGTTCTGCTGAACCTTCACCAGCAATAAGACCACCAACAAAAGTTTTTGCTGTGTTGCCCATTACTGTGGTTTCTTGGGTGTCTTTAGTTATAGATAAAGACCAGTTTCTGACACCTGATATATCAGCTTCTGTTCCAGCAGCATTATGGAACATTATTTTACCAACATCACCTTTTACAGCAGCCATAACAAAAAAAAGAAATATTTATAAATATATTAACTCTTTTCAGACTTTTTTACATCTTTTTTTGAATTTTGTTGATTCTCCATATATCTTTTACAATTTGGATCCCAGTAGTTTGCGTCTCTTACACCTTTGACAGCTTCAATAGCGTCAAGCATTTCTTCGCTTATAACAAGTTTTGGCATGATTAAAGATCCTCGTAAATGTTAAAAGTAATTCTAAGTTGTGTTTGAAATTTACCCTCTGGACTTGAAGTAAAAATCTCAGGCCCAATTGGTGAATCAAAAATTACATTAGATACAGTCACTCTATTGTATAAGTCTCTAAGCCTTTTGCAAATTGTAAAGTTAGACCCTGCTCCTAAACCTTCCTCTGTAAAAACATTCAAAAGAACCAAACCAACAACATTATTATCTGAATCAGTTGTCCCTCCCATTGTTAAATACTCACCAGCACCAAAGCTTGTGATGCACTGTACAAAAGTATCTTCAGCAGTAGAGTCAAAGGTCATGTTATTAAATACAACAGGGATCGCTGGGCTTGAAGCAAGCTCTGTTGCTAACCTAGCCTCTATTGTGGATCTAACTGTATTTAAATCTGTAGCAGCCATTAAATACCTCTTTTAATTCTTTCATACTCTCTTCTTGCATATTGTTCAAGTTCTTTTCCTATAAGTTCTGGAAATCCAGCAACAGTTTTTTGTCTTGTTCTATAAGTTCCACCCCATGATGGTGGTAAATTTTGACCAAAACAAACAGGTTCCGCATAAGCTAAATTATTTATTATTGTGCCTTCTAAAGGTTTAATTTCTGTCTGCCAAGCTGCTCTAAGCTGACCACCTCCCTTTGGTTCGCCTTCATAAACAACTCTAACTGGTGTAGCTTTCTTAACTCTTCTAGTCCATTCAAGTGTAGTTGCAGCCACTAAATCCTCTACCGCCTCTCTCATTACATCATCTATTTGGTCTAGCCTTATTTGTCTGGTCATGTTTACCTCAAGATAAGATCAAAACTTACAGGCGTATTATTTTGCTCATTTGTCACGATTTGAATAATTTTAAATTCTACGCTGCTAATAACAACTCTATCTTTTGTTGTCGGTACAAAGGTTAAATCTCCAGCAGATATAGTTAGCAATTTATCCTGTGACTCAATTAAATCATTGACCTGATTTCTTGAAACATTGCTTAATGCACCTTTGATAGTGGTATCAGATGTAGATTCTGTGATAGCTCCAGTAGTGGTGTTATATGCCCCTGCTGTTACTTGTCTGATAGTCACATCACCACCAAGCTTCTTTAGTGAAGCACTGGCAGCTTTTTTTAGTGCATTAGCAAGGCTCATAATCTATAAGCTATTACTTGTCCACTTGCAAGGGTAATACTTGTTATAACTCCACAAACTTCAGAAGATGCCTTCATAGTAATGCCGTTAATAGTTGCAGATCCATTCTCTGTGATGTTCTCAGCAACAAAAGTTGCCTCTGCGTCTGTTAAACAATGAACCTTACCAAATCTGCCTGTATGGGCATCCGTATTAGTAATGATGATTGCTGCTGGATAGTCGTAGCCGTAACCCATTTTTTAAGACCTCTTGATTGATAAGTTTGCTCTTCCACCTATTCTAATACCCATCAAGTAATGATCAACTATTGGCGGAATACGATCAATACCCACAGCCCCATAAAATCTAGGGGTCACGTTTATATTACCAATACTTACAGCAGCAAAGTCTTCTAAGCCACTTAATTCAAGTCCGTTCCTGTTGTTGTTTAGATATACAGCCAAAATAACCTGTGCGTGTTTTACCCGATCTGGTATTTCAGTGTCAGTGTAATAGTCAGCAACTAATC